GAAAAAGCAGAAGATGTAGTAGTTAGCTGCCCTCTGCATGCTGGCGGACAAGAATCTAATGGCTCTTGCTTTGTAAGGAAAAGTGATGGCATCTTTCATTGTTTTGGTTGCGGAGAAAAGGGACCATTCTTAAAGTTTGTGGCAGCCTGCTTTGATATGTCAGAGGACTATGCTAAGTCTTGGCTAATTAAAAATTTTGATGCTGAAATAATAGAATCGCCAGTACTTATGGGTGATGATATTAGCTTTGGTAAAAAAATAGCTACTAAAAAACCTTTAAATGAAAGTATATTAGATTCATATCAAAGTTGGACACCATACTTTACTAAGCGTGGCTTATTACCTAAAACAGTACAAGACTTTAATCTTAGGTATGATGCTAAGTATAGGCAAGTAATATTTCCATATTATAATGAAAAAGATCAACTTACTACGTTATTAAAAAGAAGCATTGATACTAAAACATTTTTTATTGAAAATGGCATTACTAAGCCAGTATATGGAATTAATAATATTTTTAAAAATAATATTACAGCTTGTGTGTTAACAGAAGGTTTATTTGATTGCTTATTAGCTAATCAATATGGTATGCCAGCTATTGCAACTTTGGGAAATCCATCAGAAGAACAGTTTAATTTAATTAATAAATCACCATTGTCCGTAATTTATCTAATGTTTGATAATGATGCAGCAGGAAAAATATTTAATCTTAAAGCTCATAAATATTTATCAAAAAGAATTATATTAATTGATGTTAATATCGTAGGAAAAAAAGATATAGGTGAGCTTACAAAAGAAGAATTTTGGAATTTTATAAATAAAGCAAAAAATAGCTAAAAACTATAAATTTCACGTCGTATAATATATTATGATAAGCAACATATAAAAAGGCTCAGTGATAAAAGATACATAAAAAGGAGAAAGATACAATGTCACAATTTTCGTATGAACAATATCAACAAGTAGTTACAAAAGCACAATCACCAGCTAGAAGTGCTAGCAGAATTGGTTATTTAAAGTTAGCAGATGGTAATGAAGCTTTAGTTAGACTTAACGTTTCAACATTAGCAGATCTCAAGTTTGCTACAGTACATGCACCTGTTTTTGGTAAAAAGTTTGAAGGCCTTGGTTCTGGCTTTACACCAGTTAGTTGTCTTAATGAAGTTGGTTCTTATTCAGATAATTGCCCATTCTGTAGAGCAGCCGCTGAAGGTCATGACACTATTGGTAAAGCAGCTAAAAAAGTTTATATTCAAATGTTAGTTGCATATAAAGATGCAGCGACAGGACAATTTTCAGCGCCAATTCCAGTTGTTTGGGAAAGACCTGCAGGTTATTCTAAAGAATTAGCAGCAAAGCTTAGAGACTATGGTGATCTTACAGACCATGTATTTAAACTTACACGTATTGGCTCTGGAAAAGATACTAGATATTCATTAGATTATATTCCACTTTATGATAAACCTGAATTAGTTGCAAAAGATTTTAGTGCATTTGATGGTTTTGAAGTTTCTAAGCACTCATTCTGGATTAAAACAGCAGCAGAATTAGAAGAATATTTAAAAACTAATAGTTTTGCAGAAGAAGAACAAGATGCAGTAGCACCAGCAGCACCAACTTCAACTTATACAGCGCCTTATACTGCACCAAAACAAGTTAATGTTCCAGATATGGACTTAGTAGCGCCTGCTGTTGAGGCACCAAAAGTTGAGTCTGCTGCAAGACCTGTTGAGGAGCCAAAACCAGCTGAAGCTACAGAACCAGCTAGACCAGTTAGAAATTTTAATAGCTTTTCATTCTAGTTTACTATAAAATAATATAAATAATAAGGAGGGCTCTATGGAAGGACTTTTTGGAGATAGTTTTAATATTGACATTACTAAAACTAAAGCAGAAGTAAAAAAATTAGCAAAAAAGTTAGCTTTAGAAAAAGAAGCTCAAGATAATACAGAAAAAGTTTTAAAATCTAAGAAGCTCTCTTTACAAGAACGATTGGCAATTATTAAAGAAAAAGTTATTCATACTTTAGGCAAACAAGCAGACAATATTATTGTTATAAAAGATATTCAAACTTTCTCTAATTATATTGATAATGCCATAAAGCAAGGTGTTATTGCTATTGATACAGAAACAAATAATTCAACAGACCCCGTCACTTGTAAGTTGATGGGTCTTTGTTTATATGCTCCTGAAGGAAAACAAGCATATATTCCAATTAACCATGTAAATACTGAAACTGGTGAACTATTGCCAAATCAATTAACTTGCGAAGACTGCAAAAATCAATTACAAAAAATTTTAGATAATAAAGTTTATATTTTAATGCATAATGGTAAATTCGATTATGAAGTTTTAAAATGTACTTGTGGTATAGAAATTCCTCCTAATTGGGATACTTTAATTGCCGCAAGATTAATTGATGAAAATAAATTTGCAGATAAAAAGGTTAGCTTAAAGTCTCTTTATGTTACAGAAGTTGACCCAGAACAAGAAAAGTATAGTATAGAAAGTTTATTTGAAAATATTCCATATAGACTTGTTGATCCAGATCTATTTGCTCTCTATGGTGCACAAGATGCTTATATGACATATAAAGTTTGGGAATGGGAAAAGCCATACTTTGAAGGTGAATCAAATAAAAAGCTTAAGAGATTAGCAGAAGAAATTGAAATGCCAATTATTCAAGTAACTGCAGAAATGGAACTTACTGGAGTTTGTATTGATCAAGAACTTGGTGCTAAGCTTAAGACTAAATATAATAAGCAGCTTGATGATATTGATAATGAAATTAAGGCTGCTTTAAAAGCTCTCTCGCCTATGATTGAAGCATGGAAATTGACTCCAGAAGCAAATGCTAAATCAAGAGCATATGTCTCTGAAAAATCAAAGATGACAGAAGAAAAAATAGCTCAAATGTATCCAAATATGGATGCAGATGGTAGAAGATATAAAGAAGCTAAACCAAAAGTTGATCAATTAGAAGACCCAATCAATTTAGCTTCACCAACTCAACTTGCTATCTTATTTTATGATATTCTTAAATGCCCACAAGTAAATAAAAATTCACCAAGGGCTACAGGTGAAGAAGAATTAAAAGCTATTGCTGAAAAAATGCCTAATTTACAACTTTGTCAATTATTAGTTGAAAGACGAGGCATTGTTAAGTTAATTACTACCTACATTGATGTCATTCCTGCCCTTGCTAGACATTGGCCTGACGGAAGAATTAGATATAGATTAGGTTCGATGAGCACTACGACGGGCCGTTTCGCCTCCGGTGGCAAATTCAGATTCTTAGATGAAAATGACGAACCAGTAGTATTAAACTCAATTAATTCACAAAATATACCTGCAAATGGTAGTGGAGCGGAGGTGAGACTACTTTTTAAAGCTGAAACTACTGCTAAATTAATTGAAGTTGAAAATAATGAACCTTTTATTATTAATGAAACCGATGAGGTAGAGTTAGCGAATGGCTGGAAACTATGTAAAGATATAAAAGCTAATGACCTCATATTAGTTAATGGACAAGCAGTAGCTATAAAAAGTATTAATTATAATACAGCTTCAAAAACTTACAGTATTGAGGTATAATTATGGGCAGCAGAAAAAGTGCAGCAGAAAAATTAACACAAACACAAATAGATGAGATTATTAAATACTTTAGTTTTCACACTTTTTGTTCTACAATGAGGGCTTTTAACTTAACTAGAAGCGCTTTAACAATTTTATTTAACAAATATAATATTCAGCAACACTCAAGTTCGGAGGCAGAAACTTTAAAGCATATTGAACTTGATGGCTATGATAAGTTAATGAATACTATATCACCAGAAATTTATAGTAAGTATGAAGACGTAAAATCTGTTGAGCTTGTTTGCCAATTTTTTAATATAAAAGAATATTTCGTTATTTATTTGTTGCAGAAAAAAAATATTGATATTATTCATACAAAAATAAACAAGCCAAAAATATATCATCCACCAGTTAGTACATGATATGATAATTTATCTAAGGAAATTAAAGAATCAATTATTGATTATTACTTACAACCAAATACAATTAAAGCTACAGCAGAAAAATTTGGATTTACTGTTCATAAAATTCATATTATTTTAGACAAATCTAATATTGCTTTACATAACCTTGATATTAAAAATAAGCTTGGTCAAAAGGTAGTACGAAAAAATTTAGAAGAAAAATATGGCGTTGTAAATGTTTTTCAGCTTAATGCCTGTAAAGATAAGGCAAAACAAACTAAAAAAGCAAGATACGGGGATGAAGCCTATACAAATAGAGCAAAAGCTTCTGAAACATGTTTGAAAAAATATGGTGCGACATCATTTTTAGGCTCAGACCAAGGTAAAGAAGCTATTAAAAAATATAGTCAAGAAAATTATGGCACAGACTATATGTTTCAATCTGTGGCTTGACAAAATGATAAAGTATTTAGGTCTAAGGCGGCTAAAACCCGTGAGGCTAATAAATACTCTGAAGATAATTTCTCACAGTTGTATTTAGATATTTATAATGATAAAGAAAAATTATCTGAATTTATAGCTGGTAAAACACTTTTTCAAATTGCAGATGAGCTAGATATTAAAAGAGATCATGCTTATTACTTATTATGAAAAAATAATTTATTAGATAAAGCTAATTTAAAATGTCATTTTAGTAGCCACTATGAAGACGAAATTATTAATTTTATTGGGCCAGAACTCTGTATTAAATCTGATAGGACTGTGCTTTCAGGCTGAGAAATAGATATTTATATTCCAAGTAAAAAATTAGGAATAGAATTTAATGGCACATATTGGCATAGTGCTTTATATAAAGATAAAAATTATCATTTAAATAAATCAAAGTTAGCTGAAGAAGCAGGTATTAGGTTAATTCATATTTATGAGCATGAATGGACAGATCCAGTAATGCAAGAAAAATTAAAATTAATGCTAGATGTTGCATTAGGACGTGTAGCTACTAGAATATATGCACGTAAATGTCAA